CAGAAGAGCAAGACCGAGGGCGCGAGCCACATGGAGCGCAGCGGCACGACCGGCGACCCGCAGGAGTTGGAGGAGCTGGTGCGGCAGGTCAAAGCCGCCCGCACCTACAACGACGCGCGAACGCTCAAGGTGCAGATCGACGCGCTCCGTGCGGGCTACGCGCTGGAGGTCGAGCAGGAGCGGTATTGTTCAATCGCTCAGATCGAGGACGGCATGGACGGCATCGCGGCCGTGGTTCGCAACGCAATCAAGCGCATGGAAGCCGACCTTCCGCCAATGCTTGAAGGGCTGGAGGCATCCGGCATGAAACGACTGATCACAGAGAAATCCGCGCAGGTCATACAGATTATTTACGATGAAGGTGAGCGAATCAAAGCGCCAATTTCTGGAGAAATCCCGTCGCATTAAGCGGGCATTTTTTAAGAACTTCCGGCCACCCAGCGACCTAACGCCTGCCCAATGGGCAAGCGACCGCGTTGTTATCCTCGACGGACTTACCCCGAAATATTCGACGGTGAATGCACCTTGGCAGACCGAGCCGCTGAACATCGTCGCCGATCCTGAGGTGAAAGAAGTGGTTTACCTCGCACCGATTGGAACCGGCAAGACCACGTTCATGGAGGCCGGGCTGTGCTACATCATCGCCGAAGACCCCGGCCCGACGCTGCTGGTAGGTCAGACCGACGACGACTTGAAAGACTGGGCAGAGACGCGGATGGATTACGCGATCATGAACACGGCAGAAACCGCTGCCCTGCTGCCGCGCGACCGGCACAAAAAACGGAAAATGGAAATCCTTTTTCCTTCGATGTCTTTGTTCCTGACCGGAGCAAACCTAAGCGGCCTTCAATCCAAATCGATGCGCCGGGTGTTTTGTGATGAGGCGTGGCAGTATCGCCCCGGCATGTTGAACGAAGCGCGCGGGCGTTTGCATGATCGGTGGAACCGGCAATTCTTTATCCTGTCGCAAGCGGGCGTGAAAGGCGACGACCTCGACAAAGCGTGGGGACATTCCGACCAGCGCGAGTTTAGCTTCTCCTGCCCCGACTGCGGCACCGTGCAGCCGTGGAAATGGTGCAACGTCGTGGGCTATGAGGACGACACGCTGGAGCCGCTAGCACGGGCGCAGCTCGCCCGCCTGAAATGCGACAACGCGGAATGTGACTGGACGTGCGCGGACTCGCCACAGCCGCGGCGAGCACTGGCCGAGGGCGGGCAATACGTCGCAACTGCGGTCGGTATGCCCGGCCATGTCGGCTTCCATTACAACGTGCTGGCGAACTGGAGGAAGCCGCTCTGGGAGATTGTCCTGTTGTGGCTGGAGGCCAAGGCGGCAATGCGCGTCGGCAACGTTGACCCGCTGCGGCAGTTCATCCAAAAGCGGCTGGCCGAGACGTGGGAAGAAGACTTGACCGACAACCGCGCGGCACTGGTCGGCAATGGCTATCTCGTCAGTGAGTTCACGGCTGGGCAGAAAATCGAGGAGGAGGCGCACCGGTTTTTGACCGTGGACAAACAGCGGGATCACTTCTGGGCAGGCGTGCGGGCATGGCGGGCGAGCGGCGAGTCAATGCTGCTGTGGTATGGCCGGATCGAGACATTCGACGGCGTGCATGACCTCGCCCTTCGCTACGGCATCAAGCCGCAGATGGTTTTCGTTGATGCTGGCTATGACACCGACCAGGTCTATTCGGCATGTGCGCGGATGAACTGGACAGCACTCCACGGCAGCGGGCAGAAGTCATTCGCCTACAAGAAACAAAACGGCGATGTAATCCACAGGCCGTTCACTCGATTCCAAGACGCGACCGCCAGCGGCGGCGGGAAAGCCCGGTATTCGCACTGGGCGAGCGACCGGATCAAAGACATTCTTCACGCGCACCGCACCGGCATCGCCGGATCATGGGACATCCCCGACGACGTATCGCCGGACTTCCTCAAGCAGATTGATTCCGAGGTTAAGAAGGAGGTGACCAACTCCAAGACAAAACAGGTCGAGTATCGCTGGACGCGCACGCGGAACAACAACCACGCGTGGGACGTCGAGGCGATGCAGATCGTGGCTGCCTTGATGCTCAAGATCATACCCGGCTTCGATGTTTGACATGGCGGCCTAGTCGATGGCTGCCAACGTCCGAGAAGTCGCGAGAAATTTATTCCAATACGCCAACGGCAACCCGCAGCGGATCGCCGGGATCAAGACCGCGTTCGACGCGGCGATGGGTGGCGCACTTACAAAGGGCGGCATGGACAGCATCACTTCCGCCACCAAGAACGGCGTGACGATGGCGAAGCTTGTCGGGCTGAACGAAACCGAGCGGCAGACTGCGCTGCGGATGGCCATGGAATATCTTGGCAACGGCTTCGTGCCTAGCTCCAGCCGCTCGCTCGGTCGATTTTAACACGAGAACACCATGGCAATAATCGACGAATTCGGACGGCAGATCAGCTACAAGGCAGCACGCGCGGCACAAGACACGCGCTATCGCCCCTATCAGCCGGTTGAAAAAAAGGACATCAGCGACCTGGTGCCTGCAATGGATCGCGTGACCTTGCAGAGCCATGCCCGCCGGATTTACCTTAACTTCGGACCGATCAAAAACGCCATCAATCAGCGCGGCATGTATACCGTCGGGCGAGCGTTCGTGCCGATCTACGCAGGAAGCGATGCAGAGTTCGGCAAGATCGCCACCAAGTTTCTGACCGACAGCTTTTACCCCATCGGCGACGGGCGCGGCGGGATGCACGACCTCAAGACCAACCTGTTCGGCTTCTCGACCAGCATTGACGTTGACGGTGAAATTTTCATTCTGTTGACCGAGACGGCGACTGGCTTTCCGCAATATCAAGGCATCCCATCGCACCGGATCGCTACCCCGCGCGGCTTCACCGACGGGCAGATTTATCGCGGCGCCATGCTGCAAGACGGCATCACCTACTTCCCAAGCGGCGAGGCCAAGGAATACGCGTTTTGCGACAAGAAAGGCGAGCTCGATCAGTGGCTACCGGCGCAGAACGTCATCCACCTTTTTGATCCCGAGTATCAATACCAAGCCCGCGGCCTGACCGCGCTGACGCATTGCATCAACGATTGCCGGGACATGATCCAGTCAACCGAGTGGGAGCGGCTGGCCATGCTCCAGATGAGCAGCATCTCGCTTGTTGAATACAACGACAGCGGCGGCCCCGACCTCGATGACCCATACAACGCGCTAATCGGCGACACCGCATCATGTAAAGGCATGACAGTCGAGTCACTGGACGGCGGCACTGTCCGCTATTTCCGCAGCAACAGCGGCGGCAAGATCGAGACGCTGGTGAACAATCGCCCCGGCAACCCATTCCTAGATTTCCACAACCGCCTGCTCAAAGGCGCGTTCGCCGGACTCAACTGGCCGATGGCACTCTACGAAGGCCACGCAGCCGGTGGCGGCACGGCACAACGCACTGAGATCGCCATGGCTCAACGCTCGGTCGAGGATCGGCAAGACCTTCTTTTCTATGCAGCCAAGCGGCTCTGCGGTTATGCAATCTCAAAAGCCATGAAGCGCGGCGACCTGCCGCAGTCCCCCGACTGGTATCAATGGGAGTTCTCGACCCCGCCGAAGCTGACGATTGACGACGGCAGAATCACGAAGGAGCTAGAGGCACTCTGGAAAATGGGAGCTGCCAACCTGCGGGACATCGTGTCAATGCGCGGCAAGACCTTGGAGGCTCACTACACCGAGCGAGCGCAGGAAGTCGCGCTGCGGAAACTGGCTGCCCGCGACGCGGCGACGCTTTACGGCGTGGACGTTGACGACCGCGAAATGTCCATGCTCACCCCGAACGAAATGGCACCCACCTCACCACAAGACCCCCAATGAAACTACTCACAATCGAAAACCGTGTCGCCAAGGTGCGGCTTAATGATGCCGTCACGCCATGGAGCGCAGACGACCTGATTGCCGACATCGAGCGCAGCTACGGGCAGAAGGCCGTCGCTGAGAACATGACGCTCGGCACCCTGCAATGCTCCGCCGACGAGGCACTTGAGACGCTGGAGATCGAGATCAATTCGCCCGGCGGATCGGTGCTTGATGGCTACCGCGTTTACAACTCGCTCATGCAGATGCGCGGGCGCGGCGTCGAGATCATCGCCACCGTGAACACGCTGGCCGCCAGCATGGGCAGCGTCATCCTCATGGCCGCAAACAAGGTGCGGATCGTAGAGGGCGGGCGCATTATGATCCACGAAGCCAGCCAAGCCGTCGCCGGTGATGCAGCCACGCACGCCCGCGCTGCGAAATTGCTGGAGGAAATCTCCATCGAAATCGCAGGCATCTACGCAAAGCGCACCGGCGGCGACCCCGACGAAATGCGCAAGCTGATGAAAGCCGAAACATGGATGGGCGCAGCCGAAGCCATGGATCGCAAGTTCGCGGATGAGATCGTGCAATTTGACAAGCCAGCCAAGGGCATGAGCATACTCTCTAAACTATTCCCCGGTAACGACGAAGCACTCAAGATCGAATCGGCCATCGCTGAAAACGATTCCCTTCGTGCCGACCTGACCACAGCCCACGCACTCATCGAAGAACTTAGCGGCCATGCCGAGACAATCACTCAGCTCCGCGCCGAGCTTGCCACCGAGCAAGAGAAGGCAGTCGAGGTGAATGAGAAAGTCGAGGAGCTTGAAAAGAAAGCCGAAGAGCTGGAAACCAAAGTCGAGGAGCTTGAAAAAGAAACCAAAGTTACCGAGGCAAAAGTCAGCGCACGCGCTGCCGAACTGCTTGCTAGCTCTGGCCACCCTGCTCCTGTCGCCCTTACCGGCGACAACGGCGAGCCGCCCGTTAGCCACCTCAAGGCCATGGCTTCCATGAACCCAGCCGAGGCAGCCGAATACTTCGCCCTGCACAAAGCAGACATTCTCTCAGATAAAAACCGCTACGCAGTCTAACCAATTTCAACTCTCAACTAACGAACCACTATGGCCTCCATCGCAATCAACGACAAAATCTTTACCCAGATCGCCCTTCAGGCTTTCGTGGCAAAGCTCTCACCCCTCAACGCATTCACTCGTGATTTCAGCGGCGACGCTCGACGCAAGGGTGATGCTATCCTCGTGCCGCTCATCAGCGGAATTACCGCAACTACTTTCAACCAATCCTATGAGACTGGTGGCGGTGCAATTACTTTTGCAACTGTATCGATCAACAACCATCGCATCGCGTCGATTGACTTGACCGATGTTCAAGTTGCAAACAGCTCCGCAGCTGTAATGGACAACCTGGCCATCCAAGCCGGTGAGTCCCTTGCTCGCATCGTGCTGCAAGACATCTTCTCTGCGATCACGGTCGCAAACTTTGGTGCTGCGATCCTCACGACCGCCGGCGCGAATTACACCATCACACAGATGGGCGCACTCCGCAAAGCACTTGCCCAGCGCAACGTGCCGACCGATCGCCTCAGCTTCATCTCGGACAGCGAGATTTACACCGGCCTGCTCACATCGTCTGGTGTTGCACAAGCACTCAACTACGGCGGCGCCGAAGCGGTGCGCGAAGGTCAGATTCCACGCCTTCTCGGAATGTCGATCTACGAAAGCAACATCATCCCAGCCAATGCTCTCACAAAGCTCGGCGGATTTGTTGCACATCCTGACTCCATCGCAATCGCAATGCGCTACCTTGAGCCACAAGCCGCCGGTGAGTATCTCGCCGCCGAGCAAGTGACTGCTAGCAACGGCATCACGATGGGCTACCGCCGCCACTACAACACCTCGACTGGTAAGCATTACGCGAACTTCGAGTGCTTGTTCGGATTTACTCCTGCACTGACCCTCGGCCTCGCCTTGGTCACCATCCCTGCATAATCTCCCTCGGTTGTGTCTCAGCCGTCAGCCTCGCAAGGGGCTGGCGGTTTTTTCGTGGGAAAAAAATGGCTTTACAGGTGAGTGGGCATTGCCTAGTTTCACGGCATGGCGAGGCCGAAAGCATTCAACACATGGACACCCGAGCAGCAGGAGGCTTGGCGTGAGAAGTTTGCGGAGACACAACGCAAGTATCGCGCAGCCAACCCTGAGAAACATCGTGAGTATGTCCGCAAGTGGCGCGCAGCCAACCCTGAGAAACATCGTGAGTATGTCCGCAAGTATGCCGCAGCCAACCCTGAGAAACAACGCAAGTGGCGCGCAGCCAACCCTGAGAAGTTTGCGGAGATGCAACGCAAGTATCGCGCAGCCAACCCTGAGAAGGTGAGAGAGAAAGACCGCAAGTGGGCACTAGATAACCGCGAGATACGCCGTGAATATCGCAAGCAATGGTATCAAATTAATAAAAACAGGTTGATAGAAAAACAATGCAAGTATGGGGCAGCCAACCGCCAGCAAGCCGCCGCAGACCAGTTTTTCGTGATGGCCGGAGCCGCACAACAGATTTCCGAAGCAATAGGAAAACCAAAACAGAAAACAACATGACAACAACACTGACAAACCAACAGGCACAAATCGACGCATTCATCACTCACTTCCGCCGTGGCGTGGAAGAGTGGATCACCGCAGGGGAAATCCTCGTCCAGATGGTCGAGCAAGACCCCTACGTTTACGACTACATCATCCAGCAATGCCCGCAGATCAACGCTGGTATTCTCGGCCGGTTCGAGCAGATGGGGCGCAAGACGCTACACCCGCAGCTCTTGCTGACCGCCTCGCCGGGATTTGCCAAGCTGCAGAAACTGCCCTTCTCGCTGCAAGAGCGATACATCGAGGAGCCGGTGCCGGTGATCGTCCACACCGCAGACGGCACGGACGTTCTGCTGGTCAAGGCCAAGGACATGACCAAGGAGCAGGCCGCGCAGGTCTTTGCACCTGGACGCATCCGCACCGAGGGCGAGCAGAAAGCGTTCCTCGTGCAGCAGGCATCCCACCGCGCCAGCGACAAGAAGGAAGCAGTGGACAGGCCATGGAAGATTCGTGGCCACCGGGCAATCATCAATGGCGTCGAGTTCACCCGCAAGGAGCTTTACGCGATCCTGAGCCAGATGGAATAATTCCCCTTGCAAGCTCCCCCTGCTTGCATTACATCGCCTCCAGATATGAAAAACAAACTGAGCCTTTGCGTCATCACCGGCAACGCCGAGAACTACATCACCCGGTTCCTCGATCACTTCGAGAAGATCGCCGACGAGATTATCGTGGTGCGAGCATGCGGCAACCAAGAGCCAGACGGAACGCTTGAAATCGCCATGCAGAGCGGGTGCATCATCGGCGAGTACCTCAACTTCCACGACTGGCCGCACGTCGATGACTTCGCGGCAGCTCGCAACGCTGCCCTCGACCTCGCCACCGGCGACTGGCTGATGTGGGCGGACACTGACGACATCATCACGCCGGAGGACTGCGCAACGATCCGCAAGATGCTGCCGCAGCTCGGTGACGACATCCAAGGCGTGCTTATGCCTTACGCTGTCCCCGACGATGGCATCACACTGCATCGAGAACGCCTCTGGAGGCGAGGGGCAGCGCGGTGGCACAATCCCATCCATGAATCGCTGAAGTTTACTCCTGACGTTCCTATGGCTCGATTCGACAAAGTGCAGGTATTACACCTCCCGCACGGCAAGCGCAAGGCCACCAGCGACGAGCGCAACCTGCGAATTCTTCGCTCGATCCCGGAGGACGAGATCACCAGCAGCCAGCTATTTTACACGATGCAGAGCGAGCGTGCGCTGGGTCAGATTGAGGAGGCGAGCGCAACCGCGGCCAAGCTCTGCATGGCACCCGACGCAGGGCAGCCGGAGCGCTACGAGGCGTTTCTCGTGATGGGTCAGATGGTGCCGGACGCAGCGACGCGCTCGCAACTCTACCTGCAAGCAATCGCCGTTTCACCCGACCGCCGCGAAGCCTACGCAGAGTTGGCGATGGAGGCGCTCAAAGCCAACCAGTTCGCGCTCGCCCTCAGCTGGTCGGAAGTGATGACCTGCCTACCGACACCCGCGGCATGGTGGTGGAACAGCCGGAAAAAGTTCTACGGCTGGCAGGGCGTGCAGGTGCGCGGCATGTGCCTGCGGGCGAACGAACGCAACGAGGAGGCAGACGCCATCGAGGCGAACCATTTCACACGGCACGGCGCGAAGATCAGCCTGCTCCACGCCACCCGCGGCAGGCCAGCGATGGCCTACAAGGCGCGGGCGACATGGCTGGACAGGGCAGCAGACCCCGACGCGATCGAGCACATCTTCGCGCTTGATCCCGACGATGAGACAATCGGACCATTCATCACCTGCCGCCACGTCATCAACCCGGGTGCTGGGCCGGTCGCTGCATGGAACGAAGCGGCGAAGTTTTCCAAGGGCGCGATCCTCATCCAACTCAGTGACGACTGGCAGCCGCCGATGCACTGGGACAAGCTCATCCTCAAGGCGATTGGCAACACATCAAAGCCTGCGGTGCTTGCAGTCAGCGATGGCTACCGCACCGATAACCTGCTCTGCATAGCGATCCTGACCCGCGCCCGCTACAAACAGCAAGG